CCTATACAGATAAGAGAATTTCCGCTCTTGTATACGGGTCGCAAGCGCACGATCTATGAAAATGCTGTCCAGTCCCTAATGCACGAGGGGGTCTCTGTTAAAGATTCAAAACTGAAAGCGTTCGTTAAGGCAGAGAAGATCAATTTTACTGCCAAGGGCGACCCTGTACCACGTGTCATACAACCTCGTGACCCGCGCTACAATGTCGAACTAGGATGTTTCTTGAAACCTGTAGAGAAACAATTGTATAAAGCTATTAACAGGGTATTCGGATCTACTACGATTATGAAAGGACTCAATGCGGAGTCCGCTGGTAGAGTTGTTAAACAAAAATGGGATAAGTTTTCCCGACCTGTCGCAGTCGGCCTTGATGCTTCCAGATTCGATCAGCACGTTAGTGTTGATGCCTTGAAGTGGGAGCATGCCATCCATGTGAGGATGACCCAAGGCCGTGCCAACAAGTTGAAGTTGAGTAAACTCCTTGCTTGGCAGCTCGACAATCGTGGGGTTGGTTATTGCCGCGACGGAAAATTAAGGTATTCCGTCAAGGGTAAACGGATGTCTGGTGACATGAACACCGGCTCTGGTAATTGTTTACTCATGTGTGCAATGATTTATTCCTATTGTTTTGAACGTAAAATAAGTAATTATGAACTCATGAATAATGGAGATGATTGTGTTGTTATTATGGAACAAAGAGATTTAGAGCGGTTTCAACAAGGGTTGGACTCTTGGTTCCTCGGGATGGGATTTAGTATGAAGGTTGAAGAACCTGTAAAGGTCATTGAGCAAATTGAATTTTGCCAGACCCATCCTGTATTTGATGGTTGTAAATATGTTATGGTTAGAAATTTGAAGAACGGTCTATCTAAAGACTGTCTTTCACTAACGTATAACGACACAATCAATTCACTCTTCCATTATTACCGCGAACTCGGTGAAGCAGGGCTTCACCTCACTGGAGGTATTCCTATTTGGCAGGAATTTTACAATAGACTACTTGGATGCGTACCTGACGCAGTCAAGTCGTCGAAAAGACGCAGTAATGTATACTCACAGAATGTAGGTATGATGATGCTGGCAGACGGCATGCACAGAAAGTATGCTGACGTTACCGCTGCAGCAAGATTTTCATTTTACTTAGCATTTGGAGTTACCCCAGATGAGCAAAGGAGCGTAGAAAGTTACTATGAGAATGTAACTATATCTTTTGAC